CGCTATCGCTATTGGCGCGGTCCAAGTGGGATTAGCGTGTTCAGGGTCGTTTGTTAATCTCGCCTTGATGTCCGCTGAGTTGATGAAGTCAAAATCAAACGAGAACACCTTCTGCCCGATTCCTTCGTTTTCTGTTGTCCCAGTGTTTAGGGCGATTTGAGTATATGATAAAGCCATTTGGTTGGTTGGTTTTTTAGAGTTATCTGTTTCTTATGACGCTGTTGTATTGTTGTTTAAGCTCCGGGTATTCCCTTAATACCTTTACCTTGGCATTCGCGTTATAAAATCTAATGACCTTTTCCAAAGCTTGATGCCTTGGATGCCTTCCATTTGCGGTCATGTCAGTAGCTGGAGTAAGCGCTTGGTATTCTGGGCTGTTAATGAGCTTTCTTAGGGATTGCCTGAGAGTTTGCCCGCCAATCTTAGTTGTAGACATAATCTCTTGCTGCCTGTCGTAGGCCGTCTGCCCTCCGTTGTAATTTCGGAAGTTTTTAGTGTTAATCTGCCCGTTCAGCCAGTTAGCGTTTCTTCCCGCAAAGGCTTTACCTAAAGAGTGAAACTCTTGGTCTACGATGTCTTTTGACGGGTCGTTGATGTTGTCTACTCCCAGTATTCCGGGAAACCATCCGCCCACAGGCCCTTTGTTCTGCTTTCTCCTTACTTCCCCAAGAAAGTTTCTTTGAGGCATAAGACTAGAAGAAACAAACATCCCTTCTTCAACTTCTGGGCGCATATATTCTGGTAGCTTCTTCATTAACCCGTCCAGAAGCTTTCTAGACTCCAAGATTGCAGGGTCTTCTTGTGCTAAATTCTGCGACCAATTAAGATGATTAGGAACAAATCCAGCAATAACACCTCCAACTCTTTTAGCAGTTTCTGGACTACCCGGCTCTTTAATAACCATAAGAGTGTCAGTGAGGTTTTGCAGGTAAGACTTATTAGAAATGTTCCTAGAGAATGTCGTAGTAATAACCGCGAATATCTTCTGCATAGTGTCTTGGAAGATTATCTCTTCGTCTTCCGAAGTAAACACACCTTGTTCGTCCTCGTTCACGGCTTTAGTTAGGTGCGCCGCATCTGCAAACATACCTAGAATAGTCGCAAACGGGTCAAGTCGCTGGTAACTATACCACTTCTCTTTGTCGCTCCCCGGAAGCTTTAGCCTTATAGAATAAGCCTTTCTTCCGTCCGCCTCCCAAGCGGCTCTAGCGGCTTGTCCCTTAGGAGGACCTCCCGTTATTCTGTCAAGTATAGTGTCTACTCCGGCAACAGCGGTCATCACAATCATAATAGAAGTCTGTAACCTTCCGTAGTATTCAGCAGCTTCTCTTGCGTTCCCTTGTGTAAGCATAGCCAAATGCTCTTTAGCCATAGCCTCTGAAAACGGCATATCTGCGTAGAGTTCCTTGATGTGGTTCTGCCATCCGGGGCCTCCCCCAGCCTTTTCAAACTCAAAGGCTTTAAGCGCTTGCTTATTGACTCTGTTCTCGTAAGCAGCAAGAGACTCTTCCGGTCTCCTTTTTACGAACTGGTGCGCTCTTTCGTGAGCAATAACAAACGACTCAAACTCCTCGTAAGACCTGAACGTATCTTCGGGTAAAGGCTTTACGCCGGGAACCTTAGACATAAGGTATTCCTTGCTTTCATACATACTCTTCAAGCGCTCCCGGTCAATACTGATGACCCCTTCAGGTCTTTTGCCTAGTTTGGGGTGGGCTTGGTCTGGTTTGTAGTAAGCTGCGGGAGGAGTTTGATGAGGAAGGCGGTTCCCGTGCGGGTCGTGCGGTCTTCGGTCATCCGATACCTTAGGAGTATTCCATTCGCTGTGAGCATACTTGCTTCTTTCAGCAGGTCTTATTTGATTAGCTTCAAGCTCTTTGAACTCTGGGGAATTAGTATCCCCTTTACTCATAATAGCGTATTCCTTTTGCGTTTGGTGCGCGTATCTCCCTTTTTTACTCAACTTAAAGGTCAAAGGGTCATACCAAGCGTCATCCATTCCTCTGGTGTCCAGATTTTTGTGGAATCCACCAAGACCGGGAAAAGACCTACTTAACGCGAAGGTAAGAATATTAGTAGGAGTTCTTACAAAGGGAATAAGAAGAGCTAACCATTGATTACCAAGTGCAGCGCTCTGAACGTGTCTAACAGCTTTGTTCGATACGTCATTTGTGAACGTGTTAATTAGAGACCAATCAGTAGCTCTGTCTACCTGCATATCCCGCTGCTCTCTGGTCTTGTATATGGTGCCGTCATCTAGGCGCATATTCGAGTTGTAGAAGTGCTCGTCCATGTAGGCGTCAATATGCCTAGTTCTCTCAGCAAACTTCAGACCCTTAGCATCGGCAGCGTCCACGGCCTCTTTGTAAACATTAGACTCATTAAGGAATCTTCCGTTTTCGGTCACGGCTTTGCTCATGTTTTCTTGAACATAAAGAGCTACGTCATAAGGGTCTTTGATGCCCCTTCTATACGCCTCCATAGCTAAGTCCGTCTTCATATAAGACCTGTAATTCCACTGCTTAAATACTTCGTCCCCAGCCATAAGAACCCTAGAAGGAGCGGTCACAACTGTCCCTAGCCAATTACCAGCTTGTTTCAAAAGATTAGTAACCCCTTCTTCTCCTCCGGTATCAAAAGACCACGGGTCGTCCATGGCTTTGGGTCTTGAGTCGGTATATGGGCTGTATCCAGATATACTAAGAGGCTCCCCTTTTTTAAGAGAAATGCCCCCGTATTTCAGGGCTTCCCAAAAGGACTCAATATCAAACATCATCTTAACATTCGCCCTTAAAAGGTCCGTGTTCCCCGTCATAGCGAACTGAGTCATCGACCCAGAAAGAACTTCAAAGTCCCTGAAGGCTTTCATAAGCCCACTACCCATTAAGTTAACTCCCCAAGTAAGAGGAGAACCTAGAAGGGCGTTCAGATACCAACTAATAGTCATAGCTGCGCCTCTACGTGCGTCAGGGGCTATTTTAGCAAGCCTCATCTCTATGTCCCCTAGACTTGAAGCTTCAGAAAGCATCTGAAGGAATTTCTTTTCGCTGCGGCTTCCTCGTATCCCTTTTCTGTAAGACGCCTCGCTTCCTTTAGGAGCAACTCTATAATCAAAGCCCAAATTTCTGGATTTGAATTTAAGGCCCCCGCCTCCCGTTCCTTCCATGATGAACTTTCTTTGAAGCATCCCCAAAGAAAGGTTCGTTCCGTATTCAGCCCAAATCTTCTTGCCCTCTAAGAACATATCTACGGAATTATACACTTCCGATAAAGCTTCGTCGTAACCTACAGTCTGTGGCTCAAGTTTTTTACCAGTGGCATCAAACAACTCATCCTTAATAACAACACGTCCGTCTCTTAACGCTGATTCGGCGTCAACGACTTTAGTTTGCACTTTTTCGGCCAAAGCCGTGTAGAGCTTACGGATGGCTTCTTGCTCACCATAAATACGCCTGAGAGCCGTTACGTTTCCTTCAGCATTTTTAAGCGCACGCTGCGCTTGAGCCGTGTCCATACCCCACCCGTCAGTAGCGTTAATGTTATCCGTTACCTTATCTAGTAAATCATCCGCATTTGAAGAAAGCCCTTCGGTTGCTTCATCAAGTTTTTTAACGGCTTCTCTGCCCAAGGCTCGGGCCAAAGCCACCATTGAGTCTGTGGTTTTTACACCCTTTAAAAGCCTTTCTCCCGCTCTGAGGGCTTGTTCACCGGTTCCCAAGAATTTGCCAATATCGTCGCCAAACACCTCGTCAACCAGCTTGTTTACGTCATAGATTACTTGGTTAGCGTTATCAGAAGCTCCAACAATAGATTTAATCACCTTCCTCTTATTCTCCGCGTTCCCTAGTTGGCTTGGAATATCTACGTCTAGCTCCTCAAGGAATTTGTCCAACTCCTCTTCAGGAACGGAGTCCAAGTCGTCCATGACCTCTTTTGCGGGTTTACCTCTAAGTTTGGGAACAGGCACTCTTTCGGGAGGAACGCCTTCAACAGCACTTGCGGGGTCGTCTTTTCCAAAAGGCAACTCATCTAACGAATCGTCTTTAGGACTCATTACCCTAGGAAAAGCTCCGTCTTCAATTACCGCTTTGTCTTGAGCAAGTTTCTCTCCTAGTTCTGTTCCAGCTTTAGTAAGAGAGGGGTCTTTTGCTAGTGCCTCTTCAAACTCTTTTTGCGCCATAGCGACAGCTTCTTCTTCGCTCAAACCGCGAGCCATAAGCTCATTCTTTCGTTTGAACTTCTTAAGAGCCGTAATCATGTATTTGCTCCCGTTAAAGACCCCGCCGATGGCTCCTCCAATAAAGAGACCCTCAATAGCGTTCTTAAATCTTCCCTCGATTTCGGAAATTCTTCCTTCGTCTCTGTCGGGGTCGTAAGCCATCCACTCAATAACATCTCCTCCCACTCCCCACTCTTTTAGCATATTGGACAAACGAGCTTCGTCCCCTTTAAAAGCCGTAAAGTCAGCAATAGCACCTGCGGTTGACATAACCGCTGCTTTTTTTGCTGCTGGCTTCAGCTTTGCTAAGCGTCCCATAGAAGCTACGTCAACAGAGCGACTACCGTTAGACAGCTTAGATACCGCACCTCTACCAAAAGGGCCTTTCCCAGTAAACTTTGTAGCTTTCGCTGCCGCTCTTGCCGCTTTAGCTCCGTGCGCTATTTTAGCTCCTTTACCTACAAGTCCCACGGTTCCCAACCCCGGAATCATGCCAACTCCAAATTGAACCACGGTTTCTCCGATGGTCCCTACTACGGTTTTAGACTTCTTAAAAAGCCCGTATTTCTCTCTGTCCCAACCACCACCAAACAAACTAGCAACACTTTCCGTAAAGCCTTCTAGTCCCCTAAGGGGAGTCATAGCTATGTCCGATACGTAGTCTCCAAAACCTAAGGATTCATCGTCATTATCCGCGCTTTGGGGGCTAGTAGAAGTAGCCCCCTGAAGGCTTTCTTCGGTTGACTCAAGAACTGTAGGTTCTTCCTGTAAGGGATGAGTAAAAGCGGTCTCAGGGGAATTTAAATCCTGAGACACCTCAGGGTTCATGCCTCCTTGTTCTGTGAGACCGTCAATAGTTAAGTTGTAAACTTCGTCAGACATTTTCTTATTTTCCTAATATTCTTCTCGCCTCGTTAAAAGGGTGCTCGTATTGCCATTCAATAAAGGCTTTAACATTTTCTTTCGGAGTTCCTTCGTCGAACCCGTAAGCTTCAGTGGCCCTAGAGAGGTCACTAAGGCTTATACCAATAGCTTCCGCTAACTTTTGCGGGTCACTTACAGGCTTATTTTCAACAAATGGTATATCCCTCCATACGGGTCTAATTAAGGCTATTTCTTCTGCTCTTACAAACGTATCCGAAAAACTAGACGTAAAGCTCCAAGGGGTATTCGGTTTTTCAGCCGCCCTACCTCCTTGGTAGCTTTGTCTACTTTCGTTCCAGTTTGAATAGCGGTCGGTTGACTCTTTAAACCAATAATTAAAATGAGCTGTTTGTTCTCTACGCCCTCCTCCGTTACCCCTAATGGCAATAGGGTCTATAGAAGAGTTAGCATAGTCTTCGGAGCTTTTTATCATCAATAACTCACCACCCGAACCCCGTGGGGCAGCTACGGTTGAATTAAGTAATCTTACTAAGTCAACAGCGTTGCTTCCGAATGCCATCTTGTCCTTGTAAGCATTTTCAACCAGAGTGGCGTGCTTAGACATATCCTCTCTAAGCTTTCGTTGTGACCCCTTAGTAGAAAATCCTCTTGGGGTAGAACCGAATTCACCCGCAAGATAAGCAACTACCGCTTCTTCTCGCGTCTCGTATAAAGCCGCTGACCTCTGCTCTTGTTTATTCCACGCTTCGTAAAATGTTCCTGCCCGCTTTTCGGCCTCTTTTTCGCCTCTTTCTTTAGTTAGCGCATATGCAACAGGGTCTTTTTTAACAGCGGCTAAAGCTTTATCTCGCTTTTCTTGTTCAGCTCTTGCAGTAGTGACCATGTCCCTAGAGCCTATTCTAACACGCGAAACGGAACTGGGGTCTCGCTCTTCCGATTCCTTTTCCTTTGTGAGCATTTCATCAAGTTTCTTCGCTCGGTTTGCTTTCTCGGCGTTAACCGCTGCTGCTTCCGAGGCGAAAGCGTTAGCGTTCTTGATGAATTCGTTTAAGAAGACCTCTTTGTGAAGCTCCTGCATACCTTCTCTAATCCTTTTAGTGAACTCATCTTGCCATTGAGCTGGCGTATATTCTTCGCCTAGCTCTGCGAAGTCCTCGTTTACGCTTTTAATAGTTTCTTCAATCAGGTTACCGTCCGCTCTTCTAATTGAGTCTGCGGATTTCTCCACAATTTCCCTTAAAATTTCGTCGTCTGTCCAAGGTTTTAGCGTCAACGCATACTTTTCAGCTCGCTTCGTGCTTGCGTCTGGTTCTGACCCCTTAGTAATTTGCAGTCCTTGCTTAGCCAGCTCGGATAGCTGCTCACCGCCCTCTCGCATAGCGGCTTCTATTAGCGTTTTCACCCCTTGTCCTCCTTGCCTAGCTATTGCGGGATAAGAGGTCGCCATGCTTGCCACTAAAGAACTTCGCATTTTGCCGATTCTTTGCCCTTCTGTAGAGTTTATTTTAGCTAACTGCTCAATAAAGCCCTGAGCTACCTCAATCTTTTTGTTAGCGTCGAGGCTATTGAACTCTTTAGCCCAATCGGTTTCCTTGCCTCCTGTTATGCCAATAATTGAAGAATAATCATTCTTATTAATCATGTCGGAGAAATTCCCAATAAGAGCGTTTGCATCAGATTGAGGAGTCATAGCGACATACCTATGGCTGTCCGCTATGGCTCTTTGTGCCATTCCTGCAACAAGCATTTTGCTCTTAGTCTCTTCTTTTGAGTTAAGACGAAGCTCAGCCTCTTCCAAGTCCGCTATTAAGGTTCTATAAAGATTAGACTCACCAAACTTTTTATTCCTATAAACAAAATCTTCGTCGTGGTCAGGGAGGTCCAGAAGCGCTCTTGCTCTGTTTAGCGCCTCGTAACTTTGCTCACCTATGGAAATCTTAACAAGCCCCGTGTAGTGTGCTTCAAATTTAGGTAAAGTCTTCCCTTTGGTTTCTCTCCAATAAAGGCTTTGTATAGCCCTGTCTTTAGCTGCTACCTCAGGGTCTGGGTCTCCCTCTAAAGGAGCAGGTAAATCAGGAGAAGACGCTTTAAGAATGTCGTCCCCAACGTCTAAAGCGCTATTAGCGTCTCTATGGAACTTGTCAGCTTCGTGTATTTCAAAGTGCTCTCTTTTAAAGGCAAGTAGAGTGTCTTTCCAAGGCTCTAACGCTAGATGAAACCGCTGTTCAGCCAAAGAACCTGCATCGATTTCGTTAGCTTCTTTGTATTCTAATACAGTGTTATTAACAAAAGCTTCCCAGCTTTCATCGCTCTGCGGTTCCAACCCAGCCACACCCCTGACGTTTTCCCTATATTCTTGAAGGGCATCGACAAAGTGTTGTTGAAAGCGCTTCCCAAGTTGAGCGCCCCTGAAGTCTTCAGCCATTATACGCTTAACCTCAGGATGCTTTTCAGCTTCTTTTAATTGAGCGGCTCCCTCTACAGCGTTCCCCGCCTTTTCGTTCATATCCCTCCTAGCCTCCTCGGTTTGCTGTTGATGGATATACTGACGCTGAGACAGGTATTCCTTCCTCTTCTCTTCAGGCATACTACCTAAAAAGACCTGCTCATTAATCTCAGCCATCCGCATATTCTGTTCATCCATTTGGATACCCAGTTGCTTAACGCGCTCGTCTACCTGCTGCTTCTGAAGACGTTGGATTGCGATTTTATTGGTAATCTCCTCTCCAGCATCTTTAGCTTTAGCCTTTTCGCTTTCAAAAGCTCTAATCTGCCCCATGAAACCGCTTATGCCCGCTAAGGAACTCGCCAGTTGCCCTAACGAAGTCTGCTTTGATGAAAGAGTTTCTTGAGTAACTACAGAAGGTCCGGTTCCCGCGCTTACTGTAGGACGCAGGGTTAACCCGGTTCTCTTTGGAGCTTCCGGGTTTACCGGGTCGTCTGAGGTGATTCCAAAAGCGCTTTCTAACGCTTTACGTTGTCTTGATGATGCCATCTTATTATCTAGTAATTCTTAAAGCTCTGCCTGCTCCATATACGTCTCTTTGCCTGCCAGTAACTCCAGTTTGGGTTCTGCTAGCCGCTGTCGTCCTTCCCTGAAGGGAGAGACCAGAAGCTCTTGCGTCCGCTCTCTGCCCGTATAAATCCTCTTGCATCTCAAACCCTCTACCCGCACGGTAAGCGGAGAAAGACTGGTTTGCGGTGTTAACTAGGGTTCCCAGCAAGTTAGGCTTAGCTATTGGTTTATTGATTCTTGTCCAATTCTGAGCAAAGCCAAAATCAGCCGCACCCAACCTTTGGTTTCTGGACACACGGTCAAACTTGGCTTGCTGCTCTAAAGAGCTTTGAAAGCGTGCCGTAGCCGCAAGGTAATCATCCACAGCTAAAGAAGGGGAAACACCAGTAGTGCCTCTTTCCTCGCTACTTGTTACAAGAGTAGACATGGCAGCTTCAGCTTCGTTGTCAGCTCTGACAGACTCCATAGCCCTCGCTTCGTTTTCCTGCCGTTCCGCTAAGCGCTCGCCGCTTACCTGCATCTGGTAGCGCTTAATCTCGTTGAGAGACGCTTGTCTTTGCGCGTCTTCTTGAGCTTGCGCGGCCTGTCTTTCTGCTCCGTATTGAGCCACCCCTCCGACGACTGAAGTCGCCACTTGAAGAGCTGTAAGAGTAGCTGGGTCTAAACACATGGTTGATTATCTGGTTATAGTAAATTTTCTAAAGAGTTCTCCGTCGATATTGAATGGTTCGCTGAATACAGCTCCGCACCATTCGAGCCATTTAAGGCAAACAAAGTTTTCTGCGTGTATATAGTTTGAGACGCTACCGTATAGCTCTACAAGCGCCCATACCCAATTACGACAATGACGAAGAAAATGTCGTGAGTATTGGTCAACCTGCGGTGAGCCTAGCATCCATATGTAAGCTTCGGGTGAACCCCCGGCTCCAAATATAGCCATGACTTCGCCGTCTTTTGTCATAACGGTTAAAGCTACATCGCTATTCTGGTAAGAGCCGTTAAGAGCGCTGTGAGGCGTGCTGTTAAAGCTTTTAATCTCAAGCTTATCCATATCCCGTAAGTTCTGCTCAAGCTCATCTATGTGAGCCTGAGTAGTCACTCTAATAGTGTGCCCTTCCGGGGTGGTCTCTACCACGCTATCCATATCTCCTAGAACGCTGATGAACAAACGCCTCAAATTCAGCGCTCTGTAAGTTACAAGGTCCGGTAGATGCGTTCTCTACTGTGATTACCGTCCCTTTGGGGTCTGTGAACACAGGAAACCTAAAGCTGTTGGTTTCCAAAGGAACTACACCTTCAACGGTGCTGTTCACTATGGAAGCGTTGAACTCGCTGGTAGAAGTGTTGCGTAAGTTCGGCGTCACCTTAACTACGAAGTGTGAGGTATCATGGAAGAACAAACTACCATTTCTAATCAGCATCCTTCCAGCATTTGTTGGGCTAGCCTTTTCCCCAGCAGCAGCTTTAAGCACTTGTTCTGAGAACTTGTATTTCATTGTGTAAGGAGTCCCCACGTAAACACTAACGGCTGTCCCGCTAGCTCCAGACACAAAGTTTCCTTGAAAATTAATGTATGTCTTGTGCGCTCCGTCCACTATTGCGGTCGAGATAAGAAGATTGTGTGAGGTGCCTAGAACCACTCCATCAGTAGTTACCACCTGTATTTCTTCGTCGCTCTTAACGCCATAATCCAACGTAATTTGAGGAGAGTCCACCGTTGTATTAAGAGTGGTTTTAACGCGCCTGTCTAAGTGCGTGTTACGTCCCTCCGCGTCCCTATGTCTTTTACCTAGAGGAATCTTAAAGAGGTGTGTCTGGTTTTCGTGGAGGCCGTTAGCCTTGAGCCCCGTGAGCGCTTGGACAACATACAAATCAGAATCAACAAACCCGATTCCCCTGATGTTGCCGTTACTCAATGTGAATTTACTCCAAGAGCTAAGAACTTTCTCCTGACCACTGAAAAAGTATTTGTAGATGTATATGTCAGTTCCGTCAGTAATGGCCATTACGTCTTCTGAGCTGGCACCAGTAAGAGAAAGTATATTGGTAGGTATGTATTGAGGGACGTGTGATGTGACTTCGTTAGCGTCATACACGTCCGTGCTAGCGTTCACAGTGAACTCCCTGACCCCGGTGAAGCCTCCCCTTTGAAAAGGAAAATAAATAAAAGAACCCAGCGCAATGGGCGAAACGCTTTCGTCATATTCAAACTCCGTAATCGGGTTAACTGAAACAGATTTAGGGGTAAGTATGTCTCCTCCTTTAAGGACGAACTGACCGTAATCAGAAAACAGCACTAGGTTGTCTTGGAACGCTAGAGCGTCTCTCAAGTTAACTACGTTGGCGGAAGACACGGTCACATCAATACTGTCCCCGTCCAACAAGTTGACTACAGAAGTCCTGTAGAAGTTGTAATTCTGAATATTATTAACTCCGTCATAAGAACCGAATTTGACTTCGGTCATCGTAATGGAAGCTCCAGAAAGGAACCCTAAGCGCCCCTTAAACTGAAAAAGACCTCCAATCTTATTATCAACAAAAGAAGGAGCAGGATTGGTGTCTCCGTCCCCAGCCGCGAGAGCATCCAGCGGTATATGGGTAAGCTCAAAAGTGTTTACCCCCGTGCTTTTAAGGATAAGGGGCATTGAGTTGGTGTTGATTCTGTTAAGAACCCTGTCTCCAGCGGATTCAATCCAAGAGCCTTTTCCAACCGTCCCTGCGGCTGTACTCTTATCTGACCCCGCTAAGATAAATGTGACGTATCTGTCGTCTCTGTCTTCGTCCATGTCTCCACGGACTCTTATCTTAAATTTGTGTGGGGCGATTTTAGGTAAATCAGGGATTTCAGGCACGGACTTATAAGCAACTCCGACTCCTTCTCCACCGAGGCTATCCTCTGGGTGAATAAGAAAGTCTTCGTTGGCTGTGTGCTTTAGTTCCCCTACAGATTTAGAGGTTCCGATAAGCTGTGCCGTCCAGTCACCGAGTTTCCCTATTCTTCCGCTGGCGTTTAGAGGGGCATTCGTGCCCACTTCCGTCCCCTCCTCTTTCCCCCCAGCGTCATAAACAAGGCCCGCTTCTGCGCCAAAAAGAGTTTCTAGTATAGTGTCCCTTTTTGCGTTTTTAGCTGTGTTGTAATACCTGTCGCCAGTGGCGTCCAAAGCCTGAGAAGCGCCTGAGTATATCTCACTGGTATAAGTATTGCTGCCATGCTTTATGCTTAGACCGTATTTCTTTTCGTAGTCTCCTTGCTTAATAAAGATAAGAGCGTTCTTATTTAGGGTCCGACTAGTAGTTGTGTCTCTGGTGACCTTTTTCTCCGTATTTAACAAGAAAGTAAAATCACCCGTGGTTAAAGTCTTAATGTTGGCTCTGGCATTAGTGTTGGTGTCGTCTTCTTTCTTCTCTAAGTAAGCAGCGTTAACAGAGGAAGCAGGAGCAATGTAGTAATCTATAGTAGCTTGGTCTCTTCCTGTGTTATCTCCAAGCAAGCTGAAGTCAGAAGCTTCAACCCTAAAAGTTATGCTACCGGGAGTTTCATCGCTGCCTTTATTAACAGTAAGTAAGCGATATTGCGTCTCGTCCGCTCCCGCTCCTCCAACAACTCTTACATACTCAGCATCGCTCCCTGTAGAGCTAAACGCTACTGGCGGGCGCTGGGTTAGCGTCACCGTGTAAGAATAATAAGTCTGGTCATCGCCCACATCATCTTGCGCTAACGCCACGGGAGACGCGGAGCCGTCCGCTACTACCGCTCTGTATCTCTGAGCAATGGTAGCCTGAGTTCCATCAGTGAGACTAAAGGCCCTTATGACCTTTTCGTTGTCTCCGCTAATTATAACTACATACCTCTCATTATTGTCTCGCTCAATAAAATGAACTTTTGCGTTAGCGTCTAAGCTCTCTGTCTGCAATAGAGTTTTGATAAACTCAGAAGAAGGTCTCTTTTGAAGACCGTCTACAATACTTGACAAAGCGTTCTCCTGAACAGCGCACTGACCCGGAAATCTAATTGCATCAGGTTGCTGAGAAACACCTTGGATAAGGTTACTTAGAGAAGTGTTAATTAAGGGCATTAGGAAACTCGGTATTGACGCCTGACTCCCAAACGGTAGTAGACATCAGTGCTATCGAAAATAGTTCTATCTGAAGACTGCGAATCTAGTTCTTGCAACTTAGCCCGCGCTTGAACTTCGTCCGTAAGTATCAAAGCTTCAAGTTCGCGGCTTCCAACTATGCGTCCTTGGAATACGCGAGAAGCTCTTAACGTAATGTAACGTCTTGCGGGTTCAGGTAAGTCGTCCCAGTCAAGTTGGTAAGTGATGTCCACTTTAACGGACCCGCTAAAAGTAAAAGTTCTGTCTTTTCTATTATACAAAAACAGCCCTCTCTGGACGTAATCCTTTGAAGTGTCAACAGCATCGACAAACAGAGTGGTCGTGGGAAGAGGTATTTTACTGTTTCCGTCCGCAGAGATTTCGTGGTCTGTTTCTGTATTAAAGTGCCACTCTTCCGTTTGAACTTCTTTAGCGATTTCGCGCAACACATTCAAAGCGGTGCTCGCTGAAATAGGTAAAGATGCGGTGTCAGCTAGTGAGTTTACTGGTGCTTCACCAATATGCCCAAGCATTTGGTTTACGCTTTCGAGTTCTGTAGTAAGAGCCATGTTTTATCCGCACCTCCACTTTCTTAAAGCGAGTGCTTTTCTTGTAGGTTTTCCGTTCTTTTTCATTGGGCCTTTTACGCCTTTCATTCGCGCACAAAAAGACCGTTTCCTAGCTGCCTGTTTCCCTTTGGGGTTCTTTGACGTAACAGGCGCTTTAAGGTTAGAACCCGTTTTACGATTATAATAATCACGTCCTTTTTGGTTAAGCCCGCCTGTTTTAGACTTATGCTCAACTCTGAGATTCGCTCGTTTTTTTGCAGCCATAAGAAAAAAAAGGGGGCCTCCGCAGAATATACTACGAAGACCCCCTCAAGGGTTAGTTATTATCGGTTAGCTTCTAACCATAATAGCGGACTCAGGACGCAGAATCCCGTGACCCATTGCATACTTAGCCAACATGAGCGTTGACTGCTTCTGCATTGAGTATTCGGACTCAACAGCGAGGTCCAGCAACTTGACGGTTCCGATTGCGGACCTGTGTCCAGCAAGGAACTTGAGAACGTCAAGACCAGCATCAAGATAACCTGCGCCAGCAGCGGCACCATCGGCATCGTCATGCGGGTTGTTATTAGCGTTCTTGTCATCACTCGCAACTTCGTTGGTGGTGATGTCAGTGATGTGCGGCGAGCTGTAGATTTTGATACCCAACAGCGTTGGCACGTTACCACTAGCAATGTCACCACTTCCACCGAAGTCCCTGTTAATGGCGGCGTTTTCGCTACCAACAAGCAGGTAATACAGGTCAGGAGAGAGAATCGCAAAGCGGTCCTCACTCGGGATGTTGTTCTCATCCAGCTTCTGAGCAATTACCCGGAAGGTTTGAATGATTTTAGCAGCGGTAGTCAGGTCATCAGGAGCACCAGTGGTGCTGCCCAAGTTAATCACCGTGCCTTCAGCGGCATCTGGGTTTGAGCGAGCAGTGCTTGTTACGTTAGCTGCTGCTGCCAGTGTCCGAAGCGTTGCAAGGTCGAAACGCTTAGCAAGCGCACGCCCAAGCTCGGTCGTGTAAGTAGACCGCACATCGTAGTGGTTCTTGAGTTCGTCAATCTGAGCTACGGAAGTAGCTGCGATAAGAACGTCATCAATGTTGATAACACGCTCACGATGTTTGATTGCGGTCGTGTAACCACCATCAGTGGTTTCCTCGAACACATCCTCACCGGGAGTGTGGTATTTTGCTGTCGCAATACCCGTTACTGGGAATTGCGCCGACTTACCGCTCGAAATAGTCCGAACGGTGTGAAGCTCTTTCATGACGTTCGACTCTTCAAATGCGTTAAGCACTTCATTAGCGAACACCTTGAGAAAAAGCGCATCTGTAGCGCCCGCTCCCATTGATTGTCCAATGCGAGACGGGGTGATTACTCCATCAGCCATAGTTAATTATCCTTTCTTTAGAATTAAGGTTTGAATTGAATTGAATTGCAGTTTCAAGTCGTTCTTTTCTCGTTGTTCACTCTCAAGCGTTATCCTTTCGGGCGCTTAGGCTACTAATCCGTTACTTTTCGACAGGAAATTTTTTACACCCCTAGCGTATGCTTGCGCTAGGCGGTTGCGGGAGGTGGCGTGTTTGTTCCACTCCGTGTTATTAGAACCAAAGAATGGCTCACACACCACGGCAGGGCACTTGGTTTTGACCAAGAATCCCCCACCCCGCGAAAATCTGTTAAGGGCTTTTATGCCCCTGTTTTTGCTGTTGTATTCGGCGATTACTTCTATTTGAAGGCTAGAAGCTAACCTGCGCCCGGACTCAGAGCTATGATAGTAAAGCATCTCACAGCCTTCTGCTGTCGGAGACGCTGAGTTAAAATGCAGCTCTAGGGCAAGGGTAACACCGTCATTATGCATGGTGGTCGATAACCAGCGCATAGAGGAGCCATAGGAGCCTCCCTCGTAGGCGTCATACACAATAGAAGAAATACCCATATCGTAGAGGTGACGCTTCAGGAGCGCCCCTACGCGCACGTTGAATGCCCATTCGGACATCCCACCAACGCTCCAAGCTCCTTGCTCTCCTGCTCTAGAATGACCAATGCAAATACCCACAACGTCACCGGGACTCAAGGTCGTTGACGTAGTGGAGGATTTCAGCGATTGTTTCTTTTTCTTCCAGAGAGAAAGAATGCTGCTCCAACTTTTGAATAAAGCCCGGAATTTCACTCTTCTTAATCGTCGTGCACCCAACGATTGATACGCTTATCATTATCGTCGTGACGGCGCTGCTTAACCTTTTTCTCATACTCGTCACGAACCGTGAAGAACAAGCTAGCCAGCTTAGGGAACTGAATCAATAAACTGACTACTAGTTTAATCATTTCTTCTTCTTCTTAGGGAACCCAGCCTTCATATTAGCGTAGCTTTTGTCGCTAACGGTGGAGTTCTTTTTTGACCGACTGATTTTAAGTTTCTTCCGGCGGTTTATGTTTCGATACAAGCTCATTTGCTCTTAGCCTTTCCGATATTCAGGGCAAGCCAGCTAACAACTTTATTAGCGCGGGCTACCCATTTGTTATCGCTTTCGTTTGGAGTCATTGTGGCTACGAGACTGGCCAAAGTTACAACACCCGTAAGGATGCCAATAACTTCTGCTTTGTTCTCGCTAAGCCATGTAAGTGCTTCAGCCATTTTATTCTACGTTAATGTCCAGACTACCGGCGGGTTCTACGCTAATGCCGCCCCAAGGGGTAGACACAGCGCAGGAAACAAAGGCAACGCTAAGCACTGCTACAACTAGGAGGATGATTTTACTTTTCATATTTTGGAGACTGCCAATCGGCGTTCTACAGTAGCCCTGTAAGAAGGGTCAACTTCGTATTTCTTTTTACCACGCTCGTCTCTCTCGGACATAGCCGCGAGAACTTGCGCTCTGCTATCGAAAGGCTTGGTGCTAGAACCATGCGTGTTCCCTTGGATTAGGTTTGGGTTAACCCCGTTAGCTTGGTCATACTTACCTTTAAGCCAATCTAGAGCTAACTGCGCTTGCGCGTCAGTTCCTTCTAGGGCTTTATTATAAGCATCAAGCTGCGTTTCCGTAAGAGATTCCGATGCCCACTCAGAAATCTCCGAATAAGCTTCTTGCCCGCCTACAGCATCAAGCAAATCTGTTTCAGCCGAAGACTGCAACGATTGCTGCCCTTCAATGTAAGAATCTACAATATCTCGACTAAGCCCCGCTTTAGCAAGGGCATCATAAGTCATGTCGGTTAGCTCCCCGTTTTCAGAAAATTCTGTGGAAGCAGCTTCGATTGCGCTCGCTTGACTCTCAGAGCTTTCGCTTTCTTCACTAGGCTCAGTTGGTGGGAGGTCTTCTGTTTCGCTAGGCTCTGTAGATGAGCCAAGTTTGGACTCAAGGCTGTTGTATGCTTGCGCCAAATCTTCAGGAGATTTGAACTTTTCAGGAAGCCATTCCGGTCGGTCGCCTTGCGGCTCTGGGTCTGGAATGTTTGCGGCTTCTTCTTCAAGAGTGATATTCTCTGTTGGGGTGGTGTCGTTTATTTCGTATTTGTCTGCCATCGGATTACTCCTGTGCTACTGGCGCTTCCTCTTGTTGTGGAGGAGGAGCCATCGCATCACGCGCTATGTTACCCATCGCAGCCGCTCCTTGCGGAGCTGCTTTCTCAGCCATAGACATCATTTGCGCCTGTTGCGTTTCTTGTTGTATTTGTTCTTGTGTCTTAATGAGCCCTTGGGTCTTGATACCAAGACTTGTGGCTCTCCGCTTAAAGTATTCTTCTACGTTCACAAGCTGTGAAATAGCCTCCGGCCCAACAATCTGGGCAGCTCCTGCTAGGAATAAATCCAGTTTTTGTAGGTCGTTACCCCTGCCTAGCGCTTCAATGCCTGTAATTATAACAGGCTTTACTAAATCCTTAGGAAGCTTAGGTAAACGCTTCTTGCCTCCCATGACTTCCATTACACGGTTTACCATGGGCAACTGAAGTTCATTGCTGAGCAGCGAGTAAAGACCACCAAGGGCGGACTCAAGCTCCATAGTGAGCATCCTTATTTCTTCAGCGGTTACTCGCTCAGCGTTACGCACAACGCCAGAGGTGAGAAGAAAGGCGTGACCAAGGCGTTCTTTAATTTCTTTTATTGTTTCTGAAGCAATGCGGAAGTCATTGAACTTGTTTAACTGAAGAACGGAAACGTCTGCTGCGTTACCTTGAGTAATGGCCCCGTTAGGGCTTTCAGCCAGTGTTTTGGCTCTGGTTGTCCCGTTAGGGTTAACCAAGAACAATACCTTTGCAGCAGCAGCGGAGCCCTCGACAATAGCTTGAGTAAGCTTTTCGAGGCTGATGAGGTCTCCTAGGTATTCTTCCACATATCCCCTACCATACGACTCCCCATCAATTTTGGAGAACCGAAGCGGGATGTAAGGAAGGCGTTCTTTTTTATACTTACCCTCTGAGCCGGGAACTATATTTCCTTTTATCTCTTGGTGAACTACCCAGTCATTACCGTGTAAGCACACGGAAGTAAACAGCTCGCAGTCTTTGTCAGAAGAGCCTTCGGAACCAAGGCCCGCAATCTCCTTGAGTTCGTCCGAGAGAACATCATAGGACAGTGTTTCCTTTGTGATTATCTTAAACGGGTTTCCCATCGGGTCGCGTTTAATAACGAACCTGTCTAAGTGGAAAACCCTTAAGCCTCCTTCATCAGGTAAATACAATAAAGAATTACCCGTAACTATAAGGTGCTTGAGGGCTTCATGGATTCCTACCCTGTAAGATTGCTTGCTTACCTCTTCCATGACGGACTCCTCAACTTGCTGAAGAGCCGCTTCTAGTTCTGCAATAACATCGTCAGTAGCGCCTTCTTGTCTGAGTAAGTTTTCTTCAAAGTTAAGACGAAAGAAAGGGGCATTAGGAGCCAGCAAGGCTAACAGTAACTTAGAAGCTAGGTTGTTTACACCCCTTGCTCCAATGCCCTGAAAAGGTGTTTCAAGACGTGAGTGTGAGTTGTGCCCCTGCTCGGGCATTAAGTATGGCAAAGTCAGCCTAGAGGAATCTCTGGCTCTGTCCAAAAAAGGAAGCCTGTCGCTCTCCAAAGAGATGTATTGAGATTCTGCTGATAAAGCGTTCATAAATTACGGGGTGTTTTCCTGAGAGGTCCAATCGGCACC